TCGAAACGTACTCTCAACAGTTCGCTTAGGCATGGAAGTTTTGCGGCATTCTGGCTACACAATAACAAGGGAAGACTTACTCGTGGCTGCAACCCTACTAGCTCAAAATTTATTCACACATGGTTACGCTTTGGGGAAATTATGAGGGGATCTCTCAGAACGATGTATCAGTTAGCACGGATGTATCTGTCTGGCACCGTCGCTATAAATCCAGAAAAACGGCAGAACTGAAAGCGGCAGAGATGTGTGAAACCATCTCAATGAAAGGTAGCCCGGTTAAATACGTAACTACGGCGGAGGTGCGTCCATGATCCGCCACATCGTTAATTTCCGGTATCACCGATACAACCATTGCCCCCGTGTGGGGCAGTGGTTCACCACCAGCAACGGCCACGTTCTGCGGGTTTGCCTGGTCAATACAGAAAGCCAGAAGGTTGTCTGCCAGGTTCAGGGACGTACTCATACCCTGAGTTATCCACTGGCAGTGTTTCAGTCCGGAAAAATGTTTAAACGCCTGGGAGGTGCCGTGTGAGTCGTTACGCACCTACACCGGAAGTTATGGCTATTGGTCAAATTAATATTTCCGGCAATGTCACCCCCGCGAACTGGTGGAAACATATTCGGCTACCCAGTGGTCGTCCGGATGCGACTGCTATCGCCTTGCTTTCAGAAATTGTTTACTGGTACCGCCCGACAGAACTCCGGGATGAGCATACCGGGGCTTTGCTGGGATATCGCAAGCGTTTTCAGGGTGACAAACTGCAAAGAAGCTATCAGGCGTTTGCTGAGCAATTTGGCTTCGGGAAAAGGGAAACCGCAGATGCGCTGAAGCGTCTTCGCGATGCAGGGTTTATTACTCTGGATTTACGCACCGTAGAAATGCTCGATGGTGTGAAATGCAGCAATATTTTGTTTGTCGGGATCAACCCACAGGCAGTTGCTGCCATTACCACACCTTCTTCTGTTTCGCCAGAAAGTAACAGCAATAACGCAATCAGCGACACAGCTATTACGTTAAAACGGAACACCCCCCAACGTCATAACGGAACAGGGGATACGCCGAATGTTGATACAAATACAGAGATTACTACAGAGATTACAACGGAGACTAAAAACACTATTGGCGCATCCGCTGACGCGTCTGCACCAGCGCGTTCCGCCCGACAGGAATATTCACCGGAATTTGAACAGGTCTGGCAGGAATATCCCAAACGTGCTGGTGGCAATTCCAAGTCAGCAGCCTTCAAAGCCTGGAAAGCCCGTCTCAGGGAGGGAATAAAACCGGAGACCATGCTTGATGGTGTGAGACGTTATGCCGCCTGGGTACGTGCTACAGGAAATACCGGCACACAGTTCGTGAAGCAGGCGTCGACGTTCTTTGGCCCCGATCGGCACTTTGACGAATCCTGGCAACAGCCAGCCGCTCCCGGAGGTGGGCGACAGCGACAGGTCGATGTCCTGGCTGGCCTGGGAGCCATGTCTGACAAATTCGGTAAATCCAGTGACAAATTGACATTCTGAGGTGACAGCGATGATGACACTTAACCTGCGTGAACAACAAACAAGACTACAGGCGCGGATGGATGAGTTACGGGCAGAGATTGCATTTGCTCAGAATGGCGAAAAGCCATGGCCTTATCGATCCTGCTGGATGCGTGAAGGGCGCGGGTGTTGCGAAAAACATGGCGAATACCACACACATATTCTGGTGTGGAGCGATCGTAATGGCGAGGATAGAGAAAAAATTTCATGCTGCCCTGACTGCTTGATAGCTGAGGCCAACGATTTGACCATGGAGCTGTCGTCCCTCAAGGCGGAAGAACTGACTGATAACGCCGGAATTGCTCTGCGTTTTCGGGACTGCGAGTTTGATAATTATCTGGAGGTTAATCCTGACGCAGCCAGAAATCTTGCGGCCTGTCGCCGCTATGCGGAGAACTGGCCAGATATGCTGGAGAACGGTACCAGTCTTGTTATGACCGGCAGTTGCGGTACCGGGAAAAATCATCTGGCGGTATCAATGGCAAAACACATCATCCGTAACTATCTGGCCAGTGTGGAGATCACCGACGTGATGCGCCTTACCCGTGCTGTGAAAAACTGCTGGCGGAATGACAGTGAAAAAACAGCGGATGACGTCATTGAGCATTATGCGTCACTGGATTTGCTGATCATCGACGAAGTCGGCGTTCAGTTTGGCAGTGCGGCTGAAATGGCCATTTTGCAGGAAATTATCAATGCCCGGTATGAGGGTATTTTGCCAACTATCTTGATCAGCAACCTTTCACCGGAAGAATTGTGGGCGTTCATCAGTCCCCGGATTGCCGACAGGATCACCGATGGCGGGCGCAACTGGTTGTCGTTTAACTGGCCCAGCTACCGTTCTCGTATCGGAGGTGTTGCCGCATGACCAGCCAGAACACCCCGGCATGGCGTAACGATGACCTGGAAGGTGCGGTGATTGGCGCGTTTTTTCTGCGTGGGGCAGATCCGGAAGTGATGGATATTCTGGCCACGCTTCCGGCGGATGTATTTTTCGTGCGTCAGTACCGGGATATTTACGCGGGGATTTGCAGACAGGCCCGCGTATCCGGCGTCATTGACCCCGTGCTGCTGTGCAATGAGATGCCGGAACTTGCCCCGGTGATTACCGACACCGGGCGCAAAACCTGGGTGAAGTCTTCACTGGAACACTATGTTGCAGCGCTGCGGCGAAATGCCGTACTGCGCGATGCAGAAAAAACACTGACCGAAGCATTACAGAATTTACGGGATGCACATACCTGCGAAGCAGCCGAGGATGCCCTGAAGGATGCGCAGAACATGATGGCCTCACTGTCGACCGGAAAGGGCGTCATTCAGCCGGTTCACATTGATGATGTCCTTCCGGAAGTGGTGGGCCGTGTTGAATGCCGGAATCAGGGACTGGAGAAATCCAGAACGCTGATGACCGGTATTGATGAACTGGACGCAAAAACAGGGGGTATGGAGCCAGGCGACCTGGTATTCATTGCGGCTCGTCCTTCGATGGGGAAAACCGAACTGGCGCTGGACATCATCGACAAGGTGACTGAGCAGGGGCATGGCGTGCTTCTGTTCACCATGGAGATGGCGAACATCCAGATTGGTGAACGTATGGTGTCTTCTGCCGGTGGAATGCCGGTATCCCGTCTTAAGTCTGCTGCCCGTTTTGAAGACGAAGACTGGGCACGTTTCTCACAGGGTGTGGGACGAATGACGGGGCGTAATATCTGGATGGTGGACCAGGCAAATCTGACCATTGATGAGATATGTGCAACCACGAGGTACCACCGGATGAAGCATCCGGAAACGGCGCTGGTGGTGGTTGATTACCTCGGTCTGATTAAAACCCGCAGCACGGGGCGTCACGACCTTGCTGTGGGGGAAATCTCAAAGGGACTTAAAAGTCTGGCAAAATCCGGCGGTTTCCCGCTGATTGCACTGAGTCAGCTCTCCCGTGGTGTGGAATCCAGACCCAATAAACGCCCCATGAACTCGGATCTGAAAAATTCCGGGGAAATAGAGGCGGATGCCGACATCATTCTGATGCTTTACAGGGATGAGGTGTATAACCCGGATACACAGGCCAGAGGCATAGCAGAAATCAACATCACGAAACAGCGTAATGGCACTCTCGGGACCATTTACCGGCGTTTTCATAACGGGCATTTTCTGCCTGTGGATCAGGAAAGCGCTCAGGTTCTTTCCACACCCATGACGCCGGGCAATCCGCGCAGATACAGCAATAACCGCATGTCGGGCAGTAAAGCGGAGCGTTTATTTTGAATAACAGAACAGCCACTGTTTCACCGGAACAACTTCGTCGCCAGGCGCAGGAGATGCTTCGTTGTGCTGAACAGATGGAAAAAATGAGCGTGGCAAAGGATACGCTCCGCAAGCAGCTTACTCCGGCGCTTCGTGATCTGCTGCAGGCAAAACACCGCACACAAAAGGCGGTGGATGAGCTGGTGGATTGCGTGGCGGAACTGGAAGGCAAGGTAAGCCAGTTTGAAACTCTGGTGAAGGAGTTTACTGCGTGATGGCTGAATTTTTTCTCCTGTGTTCATGCAATATCGTTCGCTGAGGTGACCGTGAGAGCACTACTGACCCCTGAAATTGCCCCGCGTATGGGGATCGTATTGTTCAGGCCAGGTTCAGAGCTGATGCCCCTGTTTATGCAGGGGCGTGTCCTGCTGGAGCCTGAGCCGGAACGTTATTCATCTTTCGCCAGCGGTGCCGTTCCGGCGGCATCACAACCGCTGGCGGATGATCCTGCCGTTCGGGCCGTGTTCCGCAATGAGGCAGTAATCCGTCGTGCTGGTGGAGTGGAATGTCTTGAAAGCTGGTTACTTCGTGAAAAAGGCTGCCAGTGGCCTCATTCCGACTGGCACAGCGAGAACATGACCACAATGCGACACGCTCCGGGTGCAATCCGTCTGTGCTGGCACTGCGATAACCAGCTGTGCGATCAGTTCACGGAACGGCTGGAATCAATGGCAACGGATAACTGTGCTCGCTGGGTGTTGTCTGTCGTGCGTCGGGATCTCGGTTTTGATGATAGTCATGTTGTGACAATGCCGGAACTGTGCTGGTGGCTGGTTCGTAATGACCTGGCGGATACCTTACCGGAAAGTGCAGCCCGTAAGGCACTGAGATTACCGAATCCTGTTGTGCCGTCTGTCACCCGGGAGAGTGACCTTGTTCCTTCGGTTCCTGCCACCAGCATTATCCAGGATAAAGCGAAAAAGGTGCTGGCGCTGAAAGTGGATCCGGAGTCGCCGGAGTCTTTTATGTTACGCCCAAAACGTCGCCGCTGGGTTAATGAAAAGTACACGCGCTGGGTTAAGACACAGCCGTGTGCATGTTGTGGAAAGCCTGCTGATGATCCCCACCACCTGATAGGTCACGGTCAGGGGGGAATGGGTACAAAAGCGCATGACCTCTTTGTGTTGCCTTTGTGCAGAAAGCATCACGACGAGCTGCATGCGGATACCGTGGCATTTGAAGTGAAGTATGGCTCCCAGCTGGAGCTGATATTTCGTTTTATCGATCGTGCGCTGGCAACTGGTGTGCTGGCCTGATTTTGTGGAGAAAGTTGATGCGTGATATTCAAATGGTTCTTGAACGTTGGGGGGCATGGGTCGCAAATAATCATGAAGACGTGGAATGGTCAGGCATTGCCGCCGGATTTAAGGGGCTGATACCGTCAAAAGTAAAATCGCGATCGCAGTGTTCCGATGATGACGCGATGATTATATGTGGTTGTATGGCTCGCCTGAAAAAGAACAACGCCGATATGCATGACATGCTGGTTGATTACTACGTATATGGGATGACGTTCATGAAGTTAGCAATGAAACATGGATGTTCGGATACGCATATTGGAAAGCGTTTGCAAAAAGCTGAAGGAGTGGTTGATGGTATGTTGATGATGCTAGATGTTCGCCTTGAGATGGATCGATATGTGAGCACAAATTATTCGATACGTCGTAAAACTGCGTCCTCTAGGGCAGGGATATAAGGCGTACAAAATAAAAAATGGGCGCAAAGCGCCCAAGTATAAAAACCAAAAAGGTTAATAAATAACAGAAAGTTCGTTGGAAAAGTTAAGTACTGTCCAACGTTTTGCAGTGGCATGAGGGCACCACTTTATATGCCAGAAAAGTTCTCACTCCCCCGGCATATTCTTACAGAATAAATCAGAACTGATAAACCAGACCAACAGCGACAATATCGTCGGTTGATACTCCTGTTCTTTCAGTGAATTTATTTTTATCGAGCATATTGATTTTGTAATCTATGTATGTAGACATATTTTTGTTGAAGTAATAAGAAGCCCCTACTTCAACGAATTTTTCAATATATCCGTCATCATGTTTTTTACTAATATCAGTACTGGATGAAAGGTTTTTTGCTTTAGAGTGGGTATAAGCAAGAGACGGGCGTAATCCAAAGTCGAACTGGTATTGTGCCACAACAGTGAAATCTTCGGTTTTATTCGCCACTCCTGAAATATTATCACCATACGATATTGCACGGGTATTATTTGTTTCACCATAACTGGCAGCCAGGTACAGATTATTTGCGTCATATTTTACCCCGGTGGCCCACTGTTCAGCTTTTTTCCCTTTACCAAGCTCAGCCTTTTTCTGATTTTTAGTACGATCAGCAGCGCCGTATGCTGCGACAAAACCAAATCCTTCATATTCATAGCTGACAGAGCCACCTACACCCTCTCCGTTTGAAGTATCTGGTTTATCCTTGCGTTCATTTTTTCCCAGATACTGAATTGCAAAGCTAAGCCCATCGACCAGTCCAAAAAAGTCAGTGTTGCGGTATGTGGCAACACCGCCTACACGACCAACGAAGAAGTTATCCTTTTGCGCTGCGGTAGGTCCAAACTCCGGGAAGACGTCAGTGTAGCTTAATGCGTCGTACACCACGCCGTAGTTACGACCATAATCAAGAGAGCCAGCATCTGCAAGCTTCAGACCAGCGTATGCCAGGCGAGTCTTGTTTCCAGTTTGAGCTCCATCCCCTTCAGGGTTGTTCCCCTGGAAATTATATTCCCACTGACCAAAACCAGTAATATAATTATTTATTTGGGTTTCACCTCTGAATCCAAGGCGTGCGTAAGTCTGATCTCCGTTTTGGTCCTTATCAGAAGAAAAATAATGTAAACCAACTGCTTTACCGTATAAATCCACTTTGTTTGCATCTTTATTGTATATTTCTGCTGCATTTGAAGACGTTGCCAGAAATACTGATGCTGCTACAGCAGAAAGTGCCACTGTTAAATTTTTCATTTTTTATCCTCTGGTGGGAGTTAATTGGACGACAAAATGCTATCAGGATGAAAATTTAATTTCTGTGTATAATGTATACAAGGAAAATTAAGGAGTCCGATTCTTTATATGTGATCACTATCACAAAATAAGAAGTCATGCAAACTAATAAATAGATGGCTATCTTTCACTCAGAAAATTAAGATCAATCTTTTTTATTAGAAGTGCTAAATATATTTAATTATTTGGGTTTATGAGTTATTTATATAACCTTAATAAAGACATTACTTTTGAAGAAAAATACGTGCATAGAAGAATGCATAATCTTTAATTGTATCTTGCCAAACGTCGCAACAATCCAGAGATTGTCTGTGGGGTGAATCATGCAGCATGCAGGGTATGAACAAACACTTTACGATCGTAAAAGTATGCATATCATGGTAAGAGTGGTTCCTACGCCACACAACTTAAACCCGCAGCCAGGCGGTTTTTTACATCGAAAATCTGCACCGGACATTAAGCTCTTTGGCGGACCAGATAAGAGGTGCGCTTAGTTGGGTTTGTCGGGCTTTCTCTGAGATTTGCGGTATTAATCCCGTAACGTTATTATGCTGCTCGAGGCCCTTTAGCTCAGTGGTGAGAGCGAGCGACTCATAATCGCAAGGGCGCTGGTTCAAATTCAGCAAGGGCCACCAACCGCTACTAGCTCATCAGGAAAGAGCGTCAACCCTTTAAGTTGAGTGCGCTAGGTTCGATTCCCCGCTGGCGGTCCAGCGCCGACTTACCTCAGTCGGCAGAACAGTTTAGTTGTAACCATCAGGCCACCACTTCAATTCCGGT